AATTGACATATTTATAAGTCTCCTAAATAAGTGTTCTATTTTTTTCGTATCTGACGGTAATTGCTATTTCTGCTAAACCTTTAGGGTCTAGTAGCCCTTCGTCAGTTTGTATTGAATCTATTACTACATCCGTAGTAGTCTCCGTGGTAGCACCACTGGGGCGTGTAACGGTATACTCTATGTTCAGATTACCATCTAGATACGATTCTATATCTGAGATGATTGTTTCTAGCTGACCCTGAGCGTCATCAGGATCGTCTACAAACACCCTAATATTTACCTTCAGAAAACCCCAAGTAAAGTCTGAGGGTTGATCTATTCTAGTTTCCCCTCCAGGAGTAACAGATATATAAGGAAAGTCCGGTATTTTTGAGAAATGCGTTACCTTATTAGTAACGTTACCGTAGATGTTAGTTAAAAACCTAGGGTTGGTCCCGTTTAGGGAGGCGGATAATTCATTAGCTATTGCTTTACATATTGCTGATCTGATGCTCATAATTGCTCCTTACGTATCAAATTGTAGTTGGATTCTTCTGTATGAATCCCTATTTAATATTTCTTCTAAGGCCAAGCTAAGAGCTGTATCTATTAACTCACTAGGCGGCTTATTTACTGGGTGTTTTCCGTAGGTTTCAAAAGTCTCGTAAGGCATAAGCATGTATGTGAACATTACACTGACATCTTTATCTGTAGTAGTATTACTTCTACTCTCTATATCAGTTACAGTAGCTGAGTGCGCTAGTCTCCCCGTTACCCAGTTCAGAGTATCATCATTAGAGTCCATTATGTCTCTAACATATTGGAACAGCACTAGATTGAGCAGCTTTTTAAGGTTTAATGCCGATATGAAGGTACCTTGTGATGTTCTAAGGGCTCTAACATTCCCTCTTTCTGGTGTGTGTCTGTTCTTTTCTTCTACTCCTAGCTCTTCGGGTTCTAGAGAATATACCCCGTCAATATTTTTAGCGACGTTACCGTCCAATACCTTAGCTATCCAATCGGACACGGCATTTTCTGCTGCAGCTACGGAGTAGCTCGCTGTAGATTCTATGGCTGCTACTGAGGCTGCCAGCTCGGCTCTATCGGCCGCAGCATCTTTCAAGCTCTCAACCTTGTCTACTAAAGCCCTTAACATTCTAAATTCCTGGCTGTTAGATTTTAGCTTATCTAATAGTTCTTTATTCAGGACCTTCTTGAACATACTGGACATATTATATCTCTCTGTGCTGTAATAGTATATGCCTAATCTTGTTAGGGATAGTCTTGCTTATCTCAGCAGTTACTGCCTCTCCATTACCGTTAGATACCGTTTCTTTATACTCCTCTGAGTATATATACTTAGCTAGCTCCATAGCAGCCATTTTTAGATCTGCGGGGGGAGTGAAAGTATCTAACTTATAAACTACCTCAATACCAAATGGTTTTGTACTAACATCGGTGTAAAATACAACTATACCAGACTCCGAATCTAGGTAGTAATCCTCTGCCTCTATTAGAGTACCATTAGATTTTATAGATACTATATTAGTTACATTAGTGGAAGGTAGTATAATACTTCTTCCTGAAGGACTAGTCTCTCTTCGAGTAAGGTCGGTTGTTCCGTCGCCGCTTTTAATACTACAAAACCGGACTATGAAGTCATTAACGTAGTCAGTTAGCGGGGATAGTTTATGATCGTTGTTAGGACTTTTAATGTTAAGGTAGCCTTTTAACTCTTCTAAAGTTATAATCATAATTTTCTCCAACAAAAAAGGCCGACCGTTAGGCCAGCCCTTTTATTATTACTCAAAATTAAGTTGCAGCGTAAGTTAGAGCAACAACACCTTTACCTTCGAAATATGCTTCTAGGTTAACGCGCTGTGTAGCTACGAATACTCTACGATCTAGTTCTACGTCAAAATCTGTACGTAATGTAACACCACGTTGACGAGGAACTACGAAGTTCTTAGTATTAACGATCACACCAAAAGCTGTAGATACTGCTTTAGCTGCGAATTGGTTAGATACGATAACAGGCATACCATATACGTTACCTACTTCACCAGTAAGTTTAGTAGCATTTGAAGCTGTTACTTGCTGTACATCAGCCCACTCTGGGTCTAGGATAAGGTCCCAATAAGCGTCTTGTGAGATGATGATACGTAATTCATTAGTATTAATACCATATAGGTCTAATCTACGACGAGCTTGAGCTAGCATAAGTGCAGTTACCTTTACAGAACCATCAGCCTTAGCTGTAGTAGTTTCAACAACACCTGCGTTTGTAGCCTGAGTTACAAGACCAGCTGGCTTACCAGAACCGTCACCTACTAAGAAAGCACGATCCATCTCATTAACGTGAGCCTCTACTAAATGCTGGCGAAGAATTGGTACTAGAGAAAGAATTGTGTCTTCTTGAGTTTCTTCTGTTAGATATGTTTTAGCGGCTAACTTGAACGTCTTCATTGTGCGCTCTGTTAGTGCTACGCTGATCTCATTACCCGTACGAGCGGAGTTAGAGCCGTCAGCTAGTGCTGCCGCCGCTACCCAGTTAGCATTACTACGACCAGGATTAACCGGAATAGTCATAGAAGCTGCCTCCATAGTCATTTCAGTAAATAACGGAGCAACTACTAATTGTGCTTGAATGTCGCGGATAAGGTTTGTAGAGAAGATTGTCTCATAAGCATCGCTAGATACTTGAATACTAGATGAAGCATTTACTGCTTTGATAGAACCAAAATAATCAGTCTTATCAATGTCTACACCTTTAACAGATGCAATGATCACTGCTGCGTCAGCTTGCTTAGCAACTTCTTCATTTGTTACGTTCTGGCCTAGGCCTGTCTTAACGGCTGTAGCTAAGTCATTACGAGAAGCAGTTACTTGCGATAGTTCGTCTTTAAGAGACTGGATAGTTTCTTCGTTAGATTTTACTAGGTCTTGGAATGCTTGCTTGTCTTCAGCAAGAGTCTTAACTAGTTCATCTCTTAGTGCTTTAGCGTTAGCTTCTGCCTCTGCCTTAGCTGCTTCTTTAGCCTCTTTAATGGCTTCGTCGCGAGCTTCTTTTTCTGCTTTTTCTTTAGCAGCTTTCTCTCTTGCTGCTTGCTCACGCTTAGCTAGTTCTTGTTGTACTAACTCTTCTACTGAAGGCGTATTATCCAAATTAGTTTCTTTTGGCATGGTAGGAATTTCCTCTTTAATAAATTGTTTCTTAAGAGACTCTTTAAGTCCCTTTGATATTGTAAATACAGAATCTTGGTTACAAGGTACAGAAACAACAGAAATTTCCGTTAGCTCTACCTCAGTAATGAAAAATGTGTCTGAATCAGAATCGTAGTTTGCATCTTTGATTCTAAAACCTACACTAAAAGTTCTAAGTACACCATCCTTAACTAGATCGTATACATCGCCAGCTCCTTTGCTGATTTTTGCCTTAACACGTAAGCCCATAGGCTCCACACTATACTCTACCATATTACCAATAGGCATTTTGTGGTCGTGATAAGCAAGAATAATTGGGTTCTTTAAGTAGTCTTTTAATGCCTCGCCTTCCCAAGCACTAGAGGGGATTACATCCCCTGCTCTGTCTTTGGAAACTGTATTTGCGAAACCTTCAATTATAAGCTCACCAGAGTTATCGTCTATTTCTTTAACCTTGAGTTCGCTCACTATTTTTTCTACAACTTCAGCGTTCTTAATCTTCATCCTTAGCCTTCTTTGTCACAACCTTTTCGGTAGCAGCCTTACGTCTCTCCATAGCACAATGTACTAGGTATTCTTCGTAGAAAGCTCTCCAACTTTTAAAGGCTTTGTTAATTTGCAACACAGGGACCGGGGACTTAACCGTAGCACTATATAAGCTACGGTCATTAGGAAGCTCAAAGCCATATACTTTGAAAATATCCTCTAGGATATCTTTCCTGGATTTAATCATTTTTAATTGTCTCCGTCTTCGGATGGTCTACCACCCTCTTGTCCAGTAACTCCAGTTGCCGATCCAGCTATATTGGCTGGTATTCTTATACTGTCCATGTGTTCCTCATCTACTGGGTCCATACGGATCATTGTTCGGCCTTCGTTACCCGTAATAATACCATTATTAACGAGGGCGCTTACTCTTTCAGCTTCCTCTTTCTGGTCTGGCTTAAGAGCCGGCACTTTGTGAGTCTTTGGTTCAATATCAAAGGCAAAGAAGTATTCATAAGCACTTACGAATTTCCTCACCATTGGAATTATATTTAAGTAGAATAGCAACTCTAAGTTCGGCTTTAAGTTTGCGTTATTACCAGAATTTAGGAGTATAGGTGGAACCCCTAAAGCCATCGCAACTTTTTCTTCATCAGCTGTAATCGTGTCATTAAATGCCATAGATCTAAAGTCAGTGTTAGTAATACTCTTGGCTTTCATATTACCGTCCAGAATCATAGGTTTACCACTAGAATTCTTAGGGTTGAAGTCTCGCATCCACTCTTGTTGTTTTCTCTCTTTGAGTTTAGGACTTAAGAAATCCTCTGCCTCCACAATAAGACCGATGCTTGTGCCTGATTTGAAAAATGACTTTTTGAACTCTAACATATCTTCACGACCAAATAGAGTTTCCATAGCCGCCAATATTCTAGAATATCCTCGTCTGGTGTCCCTTATATTATTTTCGCTGATATGAATAATTTCTTTTGGTTTGTACTCTATAGTTCCATACTTATAAGAAGTCACATAATCTCCGCTCTTTCGGATTATTTCAACTCCCTGCGCAGGAACACGATACATTGATTTGCCTTTAGCGTCGTAGAATATAAATGCATTGCCATCTATTAGGAAATCCATAAATAGCTGACGTCTAAAGGTGCTAACATCTTGGTCGATATTAGGGCGGTAGTTAAGGATTTTGTCAATACCTGACCCCTTTAGGGGTTGTCCTGTTTGTCCCGAGAATCCTAGGGACTCCTTAACATCAAAATCTATAAGAGCTGCATTATCACAAATGATATTTATACAGCGGTTCACTACTTCCACAAGCTCATAAGCTCTAGTAGTAGATTCTAGTTTTGTTTGGCTAGTAGAGGATCTAGTACCCTCATTTAGGTTAACCTCAGAGCTACCTCTAAAAGCCTTCATAATGCCGTCGGCAATACGTTTTGAAATTGTAGACACTTATATCCTCCTAAAGGAATTTATCAAATCTGTTACATTCGGAGGTACTGTCTAAGAACTGAGCCCATCTATCATTGGATATTTCTTCATCTCCAGAGCCACTAGATTGTCTTTTAACCCAGTTTCTCTGCTTACCCGCCGTAGATAGTGGAGGTTGTTTACCATAGATACTGTGTAATTGTACGTGGTGTTTGTTACATAAAGTAACCATATC